ATATACCAATATTTTTGTGTAACCGCTGCTAATTGAACGAATTCCGACGGATTTTCAATATATCGGATAGCCATTCCATTTTTTGTAACCGCCGCCAATTGCACGGCTTCTAATGGATTTTCAATATATCGGATAGCATATTCATTTTTTGTAACCGCTGCTAATTGAACGAATTCCGACGGTTTTTCAATATATTGGATAGCATATCCATTTTTTGTAACCGCCGCCAATTGCACGGCTTCTAATGGATTTTCAATATATCGGATAGCATATCCAGTTTTTGTAACCGCCACCAATTTCACGGCTTCCGATGGATTTATAATATATTGGATAGCATATCCATCTTGTGTAACCGCTGCTAATTGAACGGATTCCGACGGGTTTTTAATATATTCGATAGTATATCCATCTTGTGTAACCGCTGCTAATTGAACGGATTCCGACGGGTTTTTAATATATTCGATAGTATATCCATCTTGTGTAACCACATCTAACTGAACCTTTTCCGATTGTTTTTCTGGGTCCAAGTATTTAAACAGATCCGGACACCGATTGGCGACCTTTACCAATTCTTCGGGAGATAAATTATTCGCCCAGGCTTGCATTTTTGCTGAATCTACTTGGTCGATAACAACCTGGGTATAATATTCTTTTAAATTCATCATAGCCGTCATAGTAGTTAATATTATTATTAAATAAAGTGCGTCGAGTGGATTAACAAGTGCTAAAAACAAAAAAAGTGGAATTGTAAATCATTTTTTTGTTATTTGTTTTATCCAAAAAATCCAAGAAACAAACCAACATACTAACAAAAATAAAATTTTATATATTTATTTTTTAATTACAAAAAAACCGATTAGTAGTATCATTTAAATTAATATTAATTATTTTGTTGTTAAATCAACTTTTAGACATCAAAATTATAAAAATCAGTCGATATTTGTCGTGTTTCATACGATAATTTAGGATCTTGAGATTCGGGAGTATCCACGACTATTTCTTTATATCTCAAGGGTTCTGGTTTTAACACAAACGCGTATCCAACCTCATCAAAAAATATATCATTTTCTTCAATATTTTCATCCACCGTTTGGTATTTCATTCCCAGCATTTGACACCCACATTCTCGCATCACCACCGAACTTGGATTGGGTGGATTGCTGCCTTTATCCGGCAGAGCAAAAGTCATGCATAACTTATTATATTCAATGAGTTCCACGATATCCATCGTGTATTTCACGTCATAATAGTGCAATAAACGCATATAAGTTGCATTGCTACACATATTCACATATTCGTAAAACGGCTGACATTCTAAAAAGGCAGTATTGGATCGGTCCACAATGAGAACTATTTTGCCGAGCAACGAGTGCAGTGCCACATCTCCCATATTTTTTCCGCCGTTTTCATAACTATATTCGGGTCCCAAAAAACGGGAATCGTTACGCTTAAATATTTCCGCCATTTTTTCATATATTATTGGGTTTTCACTCTTTATCCGCAAATGCATCAATATAGGGTCGGTGGGGTTTGGTGCATATGAACCAGTAAACGCCATCAATACAACATCCATCACTTCCGAAAATGGAACATAATTATACGTTTCTTTTACACAATAATTATCCGTTGTAGAAGTGGCAACCACTGGCTCGTTGTCTACCGAAAATATCTCGAAATCCAATCCTCTAACTCCTTGCTTTAAAATATTTTTCAAGACACATGTACTGACGTAATCATTGCGATACGACCCCCCACTGCATGCGTTATATGCCGATTTTATATAGTAGTCTCTCAAATTATGTTTAAACTGTTCTGATGAAATAGATGATGTGTTAATGGGACGGATTTTTCCATTCAATTCGCCATACACACTAGTCATTAAATTGCATTCACGAATTTTCAGGGGCGACACAATCCCACTAATGCCAGTATAGTAAAAGTAATAACACAAGGTAATAACTATCAAACTCATCGTTATAGCGATTATCACATTAGCCGACATTTGTTCTTGAATATTTTGCAATGTTTTGCCAGAAACTACTTCGGACATGTTATTTTTTAAATATATTATAATTTTTAAACATTTATTTTACATTTACAATTCGTATTATGTTTATTTTATATTAATTTTATTACTATTCTATTACTATTCTATAGCTAAAAATGATTGCGAACGATGTCCTATATAAGAATTAAATGCCGTGAGATACAAAGAAAAAGTTATTATACTCATCATGAGGAACATATAGCGAGGAATAGTCTCCCCGAAAATATAGCCAGAAGACGAGCATATAGGGCTAATTTACACGTATGGAATATAAATAAAGTATGGAGGGGATTATGCAATATTAAGGTGGATTTTTTATAAATCATTTTTTTAATATACTTGAGGAAAAAAATCAAATTCAAGCATATAATTTTAAAAAAAATAATTTAGAATTTATAATATTATTATATATAAATGACAAAAACAAAAAAAACAATTGCACAATATAATAAAAAAACATTAAAAACATCAAAAAAAACATCAAAAATTGTGTATTGTCCGAATAACCATGGATTAAAATATGACAAAAACGGATGGATTTATGTTTCTATCCATGGCACTCCCAAGGAGCGGGGGTATGCAAACGGATATTTGGTCGCCCAAGAACTAAAAGATATCCAGGCAATGTTGGAATTTACGGCGATGGAAGAATTCGGGATATCTTGGTCTGTGTTCGTGGATGCATCCACTAAACATTTAGCGCCTACTATTAAAAAGAAATTCCCCGAATTTTATGAAGAAATGGTGGGAATATCGGAAGGAGCAACAGCAGCAGGAACTATCATGACAATAGAAGAAGTGTGTGCGTGGAATAATTATTTTACGCTGATTGAAAGTTGGATAGGGTTGCTTCCCGAGGCAGACGTTAAAAAACTCGGCATTCATCAAAATAAAAAAAGGGTAATTTCACGAGAAGGCGGTTCAACAAACAATTCCGATACAATGCCAAGTAAGAGAGATAAAATATCCACAGATCGGTGTAGCGCGTTTATTGCGGTGGGAAAAGATTGGACTGCCGATGGAAAAATAGTAATCGCTCATAATAATTTTTCCAATTTTATCGATGGTCAGTTTGCCAGAACTGTGACAGATTTGCGCCCCGAACAAGGAGCACGCATTTTAATGATGGGGTTTGCTGGTTGGATATGGAGCGGTACTGATTTTTTTGTTACTTCCAAAGGGTTTATTGGTACCGAAACCACGATAGGCGGATTCCACGGATATGAAAATAACGTGCCTATTTGTTGTCGTATTCGAAACGCCATGCAATATGGCAACACGTTGGATGAGTATGAAAAAATGTTATTGGATGGAAATTCTGGCGATTATGCAAATTCATGGTTGTTTGCGGATACCAATAGAAATGAAATTATGCGCATTGAACTGGGTCTCAAATATCATAATACAGAGCGAACTAACAATGGGTATTTCATCGGGTTTAATGCCGCTTATGACCCAAAAATTCGTAATTTAGAGTGCACGGATTCCGGGTTTAATGATGTGCGAAGGCACCAAGGTGCCCGCAAAGTGCGTCTAGAGGAACTTATGGAAAAATATAAAGGAAAATTATCAACGGAAATAGCAAAAAAAATAATCGCAGATCATTATGATGTGTACTTGCAAAAGTCCAACCATCCGTGTTCCAGAACTGTATGTTCGCATTATGAATTGGATGGTCGAGAATATATGTCGGATCCGAGCAGACCGTTGCCGTATCAACCACGCGGGGCTTTAGACGGCAATGTTTGCGACACAGCAATGGCGAAAAAAATGGAATTTTGTTTACGATGGGGTTGTTCTTGTGGTACACCATTTTATGCGGCATTATTTTTAAAAAAACATGCTCAGTGGAAGCAGCAGTACCCGTATCTTCGCGACCGACCACGCCAGCCTTGGACGAAATTTGGAATTACCAAATAACAAAAGGAATAAAGGTAAACCACCACTAAAATAAATTTTACATAGTGTTTTATTTTTTGTAAATACAAAAATCCAAAAATCCAAAAAAATAAAGCAAAACAAAAACAATAATATATTCGGATTATATTGATTATAATTTTTGTTAGTTAAAAAGAAAAAGGATTGGAATAAAAAAGAATTGAAAAATAAAATTCTTTATACATATTGCATTAGTAAGCATATACTTATTTGAGTCATCAAATTATTCTTTTCCCATCTAATCATCCATTTGTGCATCACACCCTGCAAATTGACGCACGACAAATTTGCCGTACATTGGCGTTTCCCAATAATTTAAAAGTGATTTACGGACCACTATTTTGTTATTTTTGTCATAATTAGTAGTATAATATGGTATTCCCGTAAAAGGTTCAAACCCTGTTAACATGAATGTTTTGTCTAAATAAGTATCCAATTCCTTTTCTATATACAATATCTTGTCGTTTATAGCATCCAATTTTTTTTCCATCATGTCGTTATTTTTTTGTTCGTTATTTTTTTGTTTGATTTCTTGTTCCACCGTTTTTTTCACCAATTCAATATGCTTTTTTAATCCGAAAAATAATAATTCATTTTTCATATTATAAAATATCCAAAATATCCAATCACAAGCAATGTATGTAGCGAACCCAACACTACATAACAAGACAAGTTCTGCAAAAATCGTCATTCTTTGTTGTACTACTTAAAAAACATAATACAGTTATTTTTTTTCATTTTTTTCATAATTTGTAAAAAAAATTAAATATAAAAAATAAAAAATGTAAAAAAATTAAATATAAATGCTTTTGCATGCGCCCGTGAGAATAACCGAACCGGGACCCGAACGTACATCTTTTTGTACATTCCAAATTTCCGTATAATTTATTTCGACCTTTTTCAACGATTTTGAACGCGAATGTTGCTTACATATAACCGCGACCTGTTTTATTTGTGCATAGGTTGGGGTTTCTCCATGTGTAACTAAAATGCAATGACTGGAAGGGGAATCTGCGACATGAAACCAAAGGTCATGCTGTTCTGCTGCGTTTATTATTTTCCAATTATGGTGTTTGTTTTTCCCTATTATTATATCCATTATTTTATTTATTCGAATACTATTTGTACTGACTAATTATATTTCATTTTTTACTAATAAACATGGTTGGTGCAACCATTCGTGATTTTATGCGTTCTTTTTTCAAAAAATCTTGTTTTAAATCACTCGTTTCATTCCCAATTGCGGGGACACGGATATCGTATGTATGGTTAAATAAAAAAGGAACATTTGTATTTACTGCGTCGGGTTTAGTCCCTGCGTTAAATTCTCGGTTGGGTTCAGAAGAAGTGTAAAAGGCATTATTTCCAGATGCATTAAAATATTCGCGCGTGTCTACTTTCATGATTTGTTTGCCGTTTTTTTGCATGAATTCACGATATTCCCAATTAGAACGAATGCCTGCATTTTGACAAATGGTCGCGGACGTAAGATCGGATATTTCGTCCATAGATATTTGATATAGATTTTTATTTTATTTTACATTTATTTAACATTTATGTATGGTTTTATAAAATTGCGGAGACTTTTGTAAAAAATGATTATATATTAATATGAAACGATCATTTAGACAAAAATGACACTACGAAACTGGATCCCATTAGATAAAATTAATTGGTTTTACTTATCTAACAATCCAAACGCGATACATCTCTTGGAAAAAAATCAGGATAAAATTAATTGGTCTAACTTATCTTCCAATCCAAACGCGATACATCTCTTGGAAAAAAATCCGCATAAAATTGATTGGAATTACTTATCTATGAATCCAAACGCAATCGCCATCTTGGAAAAGAATTTGGATAAAATTGAGTGGGGTTTCTTATCTTTGAATCCAAACGCAATAGCCCTGTTGGAAAAATATCCTCATAAAATTAATTGGAATAGGTTATCTAGAAATCCAAACGCGATACAACTCTTGGAAAAGAATTTGGATAAAATTAAGTGGGGTTATTTATCTGACAATCCAAACGCGATACATCTCTTGGAAAAGAATCCAAATAAAATTGATTGGGATTGCTTATCTAGAAATCCAAATGCGATACATTTGTTGGAAAAGTATCCGGATAAAATTAATTGGTTTTGGTTATCTATGAATCCAAACGCAATACCTTTGTTGGAAAAGCATCCAGACAAAATTGATTGGCATGAGTTATCTACCAATCCAAACGCAATACCTTTGTTGGAAAAGCATCCAGACAAAATTAATTGGCGTTACTTATCTAGTAATCCGTCCATCTTTTTCTATGACTACCAAGCCATGTCGGAACGTTGTGGTATATTTAAAAGAGACTTGATGAAAAATCGGTTTCATCCTCGCCATTTGGACCAGTTTGAAAATTGGGGATTTATGTAAAATATCCGTATTAATTTATGATGTTGGGCGAATAGTGTAAGCATTATTATGTTTATATATAATGTCTGATATCTATCTAATAATTAGCGTAATCATAATAATAAATAAAAATAAAAATAATTCATTATATAAATGAGTTATTTATCCAACCCAAATAGTTTAACCGACGGACCATTTGGAACGGCGGCTGCGTCTCACAACACTGGTTTTTTTACAGACAACACAAACCCCGCGTCTACGAATTGCAATGTATTGCCTTCTCCGTCTTCCAATATTGTTGCTGCAAGTGGAAAATGGACGGGAGGAAAAAGAAAAAAAAGGTTTAATAAAAAAAGAACATCCAATCGTGGTGGAAAAAAAACAAAACGTAGTAGAAGAAGAAAAAGAAGTCGAGGAGGAACAACCAACAATGTCCCAAATACACCAACCTATGCGACGGGGACAGAACTACCATATAATTTATCTGCATTGGCTAATCCAGCCCCATATTGGACGTTAAACAACAGCACCAACTGTATGGATAATTACAATCATTATACGGGAGGAAAAAGTCAAACAAAACGCAAAAAACAAAGACAAAAAACAAGACGCAAGAGAAGAACCCGACGAGGTGGATGAGGTCCACTGCCTCCCCCTATTGGTGGTGGGATGCGAGGCGGATGAGGAGAATCCCCCATTGTTTAAATGAACATTGGAGTTTAAATAAACGATGGGTTTTATAAATAATTTATTAATGGTGCAATGCTATGAATGACGCGAACCTTTTTAATTATTTTACGATAATTAATATTTTTGCCGAAAATAGTACAATAACAACATAAATATAATTTTTACTATTTATTATGAAATTAATCAGCATTGACGTTGGGATAAAAAATTGCTCATTTTGTGTTTTAACAACGAATAACCCAATGGATGCAACGATTCCAAATCCAATCGACGGAATGATTTTAAATCATTGGGTTATTGTAAATTTAACCGATTTAAAATTGAATTCGTTTTCTTCTTTTCTCCAAAAATCACCTCCGCCTTGCATAAAATGCTCGTGCTTAAATGCAAATAAAAAAAAATGCAGCAAAAACGCCACATATAAAAAAGGAAACGAAAACGGAAACGAAAACGGAAACGAAAAAGACAATACAAAAGAAACGCATTATTATTGCAACACACATGCAGCAAAAGATGTTTATTTTTTGGCAGATGATTTAATTCCATCTTTTTTAAAAAAACAACCATTAAAAGTATTGCAAGAATTGTTAAATAAATATAAAATAAACTTTAATCAAAGCGAAACCAATAATGAACAAAGTGAAACCAATAATGAAAAAAAATATAAAAAGGTGGATTTATTAAATTTGTTAGTCGACCACTACAATGTCCATGGATTATTTTTAATTCAACCCAAAATAAAAAAAATAAAAAGTACCGAGTGTCCTCTTCAGGTTATTGGCAAAAACATCATTGCTTATTTTGATTCTTTAAATTTGTGTGATTTAGATCGGGTTATTATAGAAAATCAAATAGGTCCATTGGCGACAAAAATGAAGACCGTGCAAGGAATGTTGATGCAGTATTTTTTAATGCGAAATAATTTAGCAACCATCGAATTTATTAGTGCAACCAACAAATTAAAAGATTATGACAACAATAACAATGCCAACGATGAGAATGCGCTTAAAAAGTCTACCAATAACAAAAAAGAATACAACAAACGAAAAAATAAATCTATATATGTTTGTCTTGACTTTTTAAAAACCACCGAATCTCTTTATTCGTGGAAATCTTATTATCAATCATGCAAAAAAAAAGATGACTTGTCCGATTGTTTTTTACAAGCCATTTGGTATATTACACATTTGCACATTTAAAACCCATCTATTCCCCATTCCGAAAATTTGGTAATATTTTTTGGTTGAAATCTATTTATCATCAATTCTTTGTAAAAGGAATTCCGCATACTTAATTTCATGGCGGTGTAATCATACGAACTTTGATAACATGTGATAGTAAACATGGTACAAATAGGACAAAGAATGAAACATGCGTCATGTAAAGACGAATTATGAAGACATTCGTTGCACAATTGATGTCCGCAACTGGTAATAATGTCTGATATTTTAACATTACAATTGCTACATATAGTTTTTACTTTATTTAATTCGATAGGAATTTCAATTCTAGGTTTTAATTCAACAACATAGTATTTATTTTCACTTTTAAAATAACGAGTTGGAAACAGAGAAATAATCCAACCCAATATTTCTTCCCTATCTTCTATTTTATCCAACCAATCACGAAGTTCATATACTTTATATGCAATCCGTTTAAATAATTTATCCCACTTATGTATTTTATAATTTAATTCTGTTATCAATGAATTGGTATAAATATATTGTGCTATTGTTAATTTTCCACTAAAACATATAATTTCAAAGAGTGTAATGAAAAATGGAGAATCTTGTGTTGATTTAATTAAATCTATTAACTGATATTTCACCTTATCTAATACACAGTCGTTGTTTATGATTAACATTAAATTTTGTTTTTTTATTTTTGGAAACAACCAATGTATTATGTTGTATTGTTTTTCTTCTATTATTTTTTGACACATTTGTTCAAATATAAAATTATAATTTATTTTATATTTTGTATTAATTGATTCAGTTTCAAGTTGCAATTCGGTGTTTATTTTATAAAGCCATTCAACGGTTGATAAATGACCGTTAATACATGCATAATGATATGCGTAATATTTTTCAGACTTAAAAACAAGCATATAAACGGACGGTTCTAATTTTGACAAAAGAAATTGAGCGAGAGATAAATGACCGTGTTCGCATGCAAGACGAAATCCTTTATAATTGTTTGATTTTATTAATTTTCGGTTTATTTTATTCGTATTTGCATTTAGTTCTTTATATATATTTTCATCCCCGTGTTTGCATTTTTCCATAAAATACATTTTATCTAAGAGTATGTTTTTTTTGCTTTTTTTGGTTATCCACAAAGAATCCGACATGTTTGTTATATTAATTTAATTGTAATTAATTAAAATCATTTTTCCTGAAAATGGAAGAAGCCCTATTAGATTGATTGATTAACGGAATTTTTATTGGATAGTTCAAACTAGCATTTCTGCGGGATAATTCAAATCTTTCAACACTTTTAATCCCCCCTTTACAGTGGACATTCCTTTGGATAAATTAAAAGTACATGTAAATTGATTAGATTCTTGATTAGTTTCTGAATTTGTATTATATTTTACACCCATTTGCATATTAATTATTTTTTTATTCGGTTCCAAGTTTTTACACAACTGCGTATAATGAGTAGTCAATATACATGATACGTTGTTTTTTTTTGACAAATATTTCATAAATGCGGTACCCGATTCTACGGCTTCTTCTGGGTTGGTGCCAGAATACAATTCGTCCAAAATGCACAAATGCATTTCCTTTTCTTCCTTTTCTCCTTTATTAATTTCGTCTAAAATTGTTTTACATCGTCTCGCCTCGGCTTGGAACAAACTGTCTCGTCCAGATGTATCAGGAATATTAAGATAGCAATGAAATTGGGTGAAAGGTGCATCTATGATTGCGTGGTCAAAACAGCCCGCTCCAACTTGTTGGCAAAGCAACGCATTAATCATTACAGTTTTAAGTAATGTTGTTTTTCCTCCGCCATTTGGGGCGGTAATAATTATATTTTTTGACAATGAACAATCGTTTTTTATTACATATGCAGAAGAAAGATATTTAGGATAAAATATTCCTTGAAATTTGTTCTTACTTTTTTTGCATTTATTTTTCTCTTGATTTTTCAATTTGTTAGTTTGTTTCTTTTTATTTTTAGAAAGGGGTAAAGTTGCCAAGCGTACTAAACCAGAATTAACACGATTTTCCAATTGCTCCATTATTTCCATATATCCGTGAAACCCAAAGGAATAAGATACCATGGTCGCACAAGCGTCACTGTCATATATAGTATAAAAGTTTGCTAATACTTGTCCGTATTGCTTTATTGCTGCAAACGAAAAAGGAGAAGAAAAAGAAAGAGCATCCAGATGATTTTTCCAATCACGAATTTCCAATATTTTTATTTCTAAAGCCTGTTTAAAAGGAACTAAACTAACAAATTTGGAAATTCGCTTGGCATAATTTTGCATTTTTTCCAAGGTTATTTTCAAATAGTTTCGAATATCCGATAAATAGCCATAAATATCTTGAATATTTAAGTAAAAGCGCACACACGCCATTATATTTTGGTAAATAGTGAATATGTAAAATCCAGCCGACATGGTTCCATATAATAGTTGACTCGGTTTTAAGGTAGAAAACTGACTACATATTTTAAATACAGGATTAGACTCTATAAAACCTTTTAAAATTTTACAGTATTCCAAAACAGTAATTGGTACTTGTGTTATTTTAAGAATAAAAAATGGAATAATTAAAATAACCAACGGTGAACACAGTGAAATAAGGGGAGATGCCAAATTAAAGATGCTCATTATTTGTAAAAATAAAGAATTTGTGTTGAGTCCTTTAACGAAATCCCATTCTAAAAAGGAATATTTTTTACAAAATGAAGTTTCTTCTTTTATTTTTTTCCACGCACCTTGCATTTTATTAACAATAATTTGTTCTTTTTCTACTTCTTTTTCTTTGGTGTTGGGGGGCAATTGAATAATCGTCTGTATATCTTTCAAGTAATTTATATCGGTTGTATAATATGGGGTTATTTGCTCTAAAATAGCATGTCCTAAAGAAGTAGTTGGGGAATATATATATTCATAAATGGGTTTATCCCGTTCATCCAAATTTTCATTGGTTTCGTTTGCATTGTCTTTGTTTATAGTCGAAATAAGTTTGGTTAATTCCAAATCTTGTATAATATCTGCATCCAACACTCTAGTTTTTTCATTGTACAAAATAGGGGGGGTAAAATGTTGAGTAGTTAAACAATCCATTTTATGTTAAAAATATTATAAATATAAGAATAAAATAATTAATATATTAAATGAGTATCAATACACCCCGATTTTCATTAAAAACAAGTAGTAACTCCTACGGACAATTTTGGTATGGAAATTCCATCGGGTTTCCCGGATTTTTGTATAAAAAAAATAACGGGTCTGGGTGCGCAAGAAGCACCCGAATGGCTCCAGGCGGGAACATGAACTGCAATACATATCAAAATATATACAACACATATGTATCGGGTAGTGGAGTTGGAGCATCCACCATTGCTAACCGCCGATTAAAACGCCGACTAGCCACCTCCAACGCGAATTGTTGATCCAATTAATTAAAAGAAAATAAATAAAATTATTTCCAATTTGGATTTTAATAAACTAACAAAATAAAAATGCAGAATATTTTAAATTATTATTTTGTTAGTTTAGAATGTAAAAAGGATTGAAAGAATAAACGACCAAATAATTTCCAATTTAATTATTTTATCATCTTCTTCCCCGAATTCTTCTTGTTTTTCCTCCTTTTTTTGATTTAAGTTTTCTGCCTCGTTTTCTTCCGCCTTTTTTTATCGTTTTACTCTTTTTTGACTTTTTATCACGCATTTGTTTTTTGTACATCGGCACAGAATCTTGAATCCATTTTTCAAAAGAAGCAACATTTCGGTCGTCCCCATTGTATGGATGTGTGGAATTATTATGAATATGTTTGATGGTTGGGTATTCTGAGATGGTTTCTATGTGCAAAATAGGATTGTCGTTTAAAATATTAGAATTCACTTCAGCCACAACCACATTATCTTTTTTGTTTTTTGTATTTATTTTATCCCATTCGGGTCGAGTTGCAATGCATGGACCGCATGTTTCATTAAAGACCAGTACAAACACATGTTTATTGCCGTCCTTAATTATTTTATTTAATGCACCAACCCCTTCCGCGGTGGAAACGTTTCGGAGTTTTATCCCAGACATTTTAATAATTAACTTTTACCAATATTAAAATAAAAAATACAAATTATGTTAAATTCCTCTGAATTTTATTTTTTTTAAACTTGTCAATATAATTAGTATAACGTAAACACAGTAGATTTACGGTCCAGTTGTGGTCGCATCAAGTTAAAACCAATCATAAACGAATATTCAAAAGAACCCATCTCCACCAATTGTCCGTTATGATATCGCAATTTAATTTTTAATTTACGGATTCGCTCTGCGGGGGGATTAAACCATTTATAAGTTGGAGCAGTGTCGTCATACCACTGCGAAATAGGAGTTGTGGGTATTGATAATTTAGCAAACGCCGAATTCACTATTCCGTTGGTTTTATTCGTGGTGGTGGTATACTCGGAAACATTATATGGAGATGTTTCGTCCAAACAATTCAACCCATTAATCTCCATGTAAAAATACGCATACCCCATTAAATTTATTTTCATTGGTGTATGTATGAAAAATACTTGAGAATCGGTTAAATTACTGTCTGGTAGCAACCACATTCCCGATTGTGGGTTAATATAATTGACATCTAAACTATTATAAAAATAATTGTCGGATGCATACATGCGTGGAACAATTATTGTATTTCCTGCTAATGTTCCATATGGGGCCACGTTGGAGTCTTCCTGCAATAATGTTATGTTATAATTGAGGGATTCAGAAACGACGTTGCATCGCGTAAATCCGAGATAGGCGGGCAATCCCCAATTTGCAAACTGGGGCAACACATTTTTTCGGGAACATCGAGAATTTAACAACTCGGTTTTTCCGAAAATAAGCGATTCGTTTATAAGTGAAAACTGGTCTCGTTCGTTTCCAAACCATAATTTTTGCTGCACGGTATCGTATACAATTTTAAACGCACTGTACGCATTATATAAACTCGGATCGGTTTCCATCACGTAATAATTCACCGCTGCATTGAATTTAGTTTCTAATTCTTTAGCCATTTCATCGGGAGAATAAAACCCCTCCTGAATTGTAATGATAAATTCATGACTTAAATCTGCCACCAAAACATCGTGAATTGCTTGTGCATTTGCATCTACAACACCAGTGTGATCTGCGGGATTATATACTAAACTAAAATTGAAACTCATTTTTCGATTGGTATTAAAATCAGAAAACACATTATAATTAGACGGGAAAGACCATGAAGTGAGAGAAATGGATTGGACGTTGAGATAATCTTGTGGCAATTCTATCTCGAATTCTGCTGAATTGGGGTATTTCAAAATATCTCGGTCCTCTGAATGAATGCTTATATATCGCTGTTCATTTAAATACTCGTTGGCGTTGGGGATCAGCGGATGATTGGTTGCGACATTATATTTACTCATTGCTTTATACTTGCATATATATTAATTTCATTTTTTTTAACAATATAAAATATTAATAAAAATTGTTTTAAACTTGTATTTTATAAACTATTTTTATTAATATTCTGGAAAAACAATTCTGCGTCGGTGTTTTCAAAATGCATATGTGGTTGTGTGGTCCATTTTTCATACGGAACCGCCGCCGTAGTGCTCTTGGGCAATTGCAATAAAGTGTGCAAGGCAATCATTCGGCGATTTATCGCACTATTTATTGATGTTTTGGGTGAGTTGATTTTTCGTGTAATTTGTTTCCATCGCCATTCAAACCGTAGTGCATCCTTCCATGTGGGGAATCCAGATATATAAACCACTCGACTCCATTTCCCCAAATGCAGTTTCATTTTAGTCGCATGGGCTCCGCCAACTAGTTCGCCATTGTGTTGTCGCAAACGATGTTCTACATTTACCGACGCCCCAACATAGGTGGACTTATTATCACAGGATACCAACAAATAAACAAAAAAAGACATTGTATTTGTTTATTTGTTTATTTGTGTTTTTACTATTTATCATATTTTCTTTAACTTTTATATTGATAAGCATTCTTTGGACGTTTAAAATGCCGATTTTACAAATGGATAAAAATTTAATTTAATATCATGTTTTGAACCGTTATTTGGAAAATCTAAATTAGGAATTGGTAAAGGTCGTTTATTCAATTCAGGAACCGAATTAAAATAATTTTTATTAACATAAGTTAATTCAATAACATCAGGAATATTATTCACTACTGGTGAATTATTATTACCGTGTGCATGAACGATATAATGTGTTTGTGATAATTTTTCTAAACATTTTACTTTATCATCATAATTACAACCCCAACTATCATTTGTAATTCCATGAAATTCTATTATAATTTGTTTAAATTTATTCAACTCATTTTCGTTTATTTGCAACAACCACGGGTATTCACCACCTTCAATATCTATTTTTAAAAAAATATTACCATATTTATCAGTCAAATGTGATAAATCAGTATGGTCCTTATCACTAAAATTACTTATATTTTTTTTGAAAAATTGTATATTTTTTGTATAACGATAAGGATAATTGTTAATAGTTTTATCAAATCCGTAACAATCATCTTTATGCATATTGTATGTATTAATAAAATCTCGTGAAAAACTTTCTTCATTAGATATTCCAGCAGAAATATAACAATCATATTCACCATCCAAAAGGGCGAATACATATCCACCGTCATTTTTACAACCACCTCTAATTTTTTTATTAAAATTATAAACTTCTAAAAGAGATAAATTATTCATTTTTATATAAGTATATATTTAATTTATTATAAATTAAATAGGATTTGAATATATGTGTAATTTATGAAAACAATAAAAAACGTATTTAGAACAAAAACTTTTGAAATTAACAAAATGTTGAATAGAGAAACAAACAAAACATACAGATGTGAAAAACTGTAACACGATTAAAAGGATTGGAAAAAGAAAAAATAATTTATAAATAACATAAAAAATATCTTATTTGGAATATAAACACAAACGAAACCAAATTGAAGAATCGTTAAATAAATAAACATGCCAAAATGGATTTTATTCAGGTGCTTTTTAAGGGTTGTTTTTTCCTCCTCTTAAAAATAATGTTAAACTAACAAAAAAACAAATGCATTGTTTTATTTATTTGTTTTTTGTTAGTTTAACATTATTCTAAAAGAGGGAAAACAAACAAACACTTATCTACTTTTAATTTTAATTATTTTTATTTTACATAGTTTTTTATACAATAAAAAGATGAAAAAGTATATAAAAATATAATAAAAGACAGTAGTAAGAAAATGGCAGGCGGTTTGCTAAATTTAGTTTCCGCGGGACAAGAAAACATCATGTTGAATGGAAATCCGAATAAATCTTTTTTTACCACTACTTTTTCGGAATATACGAATTTTGGGCTGCAAAAATTTCGCGTAGAATACGCGGGTGCCAAAACCTTGCGAATGTCAGAAGAATCTGTTTTTTCATTTAAAATTCCGCGATATGCCGATTTGCTGATGGATACATATATTTCAGTCAATCTTCCTAATATTTGGAGTCCTATTTTCCCCCCACAAACCAAAGACGGAGACGCAGGCAAATGGGCGCCGTATGAGTTTCGGTGGATTGATAATTTAGGAGCCAAAATGATTCGTAAAATATCCATCACGTGTGGCAATTATACACTACAGGAATATTCGGGGGATTATTTATTAGCCGAAGTACAGCGCGATTTTTCAGGCACTAAAACGGCTTTGTTCGACCAAATGATTGGCAATACACGAGAGTTAAACGACCCTGCGAATTCTGGGACGCGTTCAAATACTTATCCAAACGCATATTATACCAGCAATGTGGCGGGGGCAGAGCCGTCGATTCGCGGACGCATTTTATACATTCCGCTTAATAACTGGTTCAGTTTAAAAAGTCAAATGGCGTTTCCATTGGTTTCGCTACAAAACAATGAACTTCATTTTAATATTACATTTCGACCAGTGAATGAGATATTTAAAATTCGCGATGTGCTGGATTTAACCAATAATTTTCCCTATGTCGCGCCTAATTTCAACGATTATACTCAGCAATTTTACCGTTTTTTGCAGTCTCCGCCAGATGTAGAACTTGGGATTAATTCTTATAGCGATACTCGGACATTGTGGAATGCAGATATCCATTTAAATTGCACGTATGCGTTTTTATCCAATGATGAGCAGGCTGTTTTTGCGAAAAAAGATCAAAAATATTTGATTCGCCAAATTCACGAATCTATCTTTTATAACGTGACTGGTGCGAATCGGGTGCAATTGGACGCGATTGGTTTGGTTAGTAGTTATTTGTATTATTTTCAACGGAGTGATGCAAACAAGCGAAATGAATGGTCTAATTATACTAACTGGCCCTACAATTTCTTGCCCCATGATGTGGTATCTGCCCCAGATGAAACAACGATTACTTTGTCGGATGGAGTAACTGTATCTGGTTTAGGACCAGGATTAGAACCAGATGGTAGTCCAAGTGGGTTAGTTATTAGCGGGGTATATTCGCCCGAAAACACTCGGGATATATTGGTGAATCTGGGCATTTTGCTGGATGGAGAGTATCGCGAAAATATGCAGGCAGCGGGAATATATAATTATATAGAAAAATATGTGCGAACTCCTGGATTGGGTCGAAATGGATTATATTGTTATAATTTTTGCCTACATACGTCTCCGTATGATTTACAACCATCGGGGGCAATTAATATGAGCCGATTCAATACGATTGAACTGGAATTTAACACAATAGTGCCACCGTTGGACCCACTGGCTCAGAGTATGAACATTTGTGACCCCGCAACTGGGGTTGTTATTGGGGTGAATAAACCAACCTGGCGAATATATGACTATAATTTTGATTTGCATTTGTTCGAAGAGCGAATCAATGTCGTTTATTTTCAGAGTGGAAACGCGGGCATGATGTATGAAAGGTAATTATTACCCAGTTGGAATACTGGGGTTTTATGTAAACTTACACACAAACAACGTTAATGACCTTTGTTATTTTTATAAAAAATGAATTGAATTTCATTGTGATGATGAATTTCATGAAAATGATGAAACTTCAAGACTGGGTTCCACAAGATAAAATTAATTGGATTCACTTATCTGAAAACCCAAAAGCAATACAACTGTTGGAAAAGAATCCAAATAAAATTAAGTGGACTAACTTATCTCTTAATCCAAACGCGATTCCTCTGTTGGAAAAGAATCTGGATAAAATTAATTGGTCTAACTTATCTTGGAATCCAAACGCGATATCTCTGTTGGAAAAGAATCGGGATAAAATTAATTGGTCTAACTTATCTTCCAATCCAAACGCGATACATCTCTTGGAAAAGAATCTGAATAAAATTAATTGGTATTGGTTATCTAGTAATCCAAACGCAATCGCCCTGTTGGAAAAGAATCTGGATAAAATTCATTGGGCTAACTTATCTTGGAATCCAAACGCAATAGCCCTGTTGGAAAAAAATATAGATAAAATTAATTGGTATGGTTTATCTAGTAATCCAAACGCAATCGCCATCTTGGAAAAGAATCTGTATAAAATTAATTGGTATAACTTATCTATGAATCCAAACGCGATTCCTCTGTTGGAAAAGTATCCGGATAAAATTGATTGGACTAACTTATCTTGGAATCCAAACGCGATATCTCTGTTGGAAAAGAATCTGAATAAAATTTATTGGTATAACTTATCTATTAATCCAAACGCGATACATCTCTTGGAAAAGTATCCAAATAAAATTCATTGGAATTGGTTATCCCAAAACCCAGCTATCTTTACCTATGATTACCAAGCCATTGCGAAACGTTGCATCATCAAAAAAGACTTGATAAAAAATCGGTTTCATCCTCACAATTTAGATCAGTTGAAAAATTGGGGATTTATGTAACTTACAATTTATGTTATTTTAATATTTTTAAAATGAACATATCTCAAAAACTCACAAAAACAACAACCATTGTTGCAAATGATGTTAAATTTGAATTAAAGACATCAACAGTACCTACTGTGCTAAATACAGCAACTTTTGTTGTTGAATTGGATGATGATACGGGTGACAAATTGGTTCATCCTTCAAGTTCCAAACCAAAAGAAAAAAGTTGGGAACAAATAAAAATGGAAAGAGAAAGAAAGATAAGAAGAGAACGTTGGTTAAATGGTGATGATGATGACAATTATCAAGGAAGAGAGTATTTTGGAGAGTATTTTGAAGAGTAATATGGAGAGTTTTTGTTCAAAATGCGAGGAGCATCCGCGAAAGATGGCTTTACGTGGCTAAAAAGGTAAAAAATATTATTAAATTAATTATATTACAATAAATTTATTTTTGCGAATGTCTTGATTTTTTAACTAATGAATCACTTTTTTTATTGTTAGTTGTTGATTTTAATGCTTGTAAATTTCTTATAGTATTACTTCCGCCTTTTGATTGAGGTTTAATATGATCAATTTCCCAACCTTGTTCAGTTCTTTTACCATAAGAATTTTTACATATTTGATCACCATATGGATCTTTTCTAAATTTAGATGGGTCTTTATTTTTAATTGGTTTGGCTAAATTCCAAACTTTATCTTTACAATTAGAAGAAGTATACGATGTTTGTTTTGACATTTTATTTTGTTATATAGTGTTAACAAACGATAAACAAATAAGCAATATAGGTTTAGCGCCGATTTTTTATAATCTTTTTGTTTCAAAAAGAACAAAACTTAT